TCAAGCCAACGGTTCCGGATATCGGAAGCCAAATTCCCGCCGCTGCTCCTCCCAGGCGAGCGGAATGCTACGAAGCAGCGAGGCCAACTTGAGCCCCTTGGGTTGCCGGCCTTCGAGGATTGCCTGGGTGATGTCGGGCGCGAGGAGGGTCAGGGTAAGCATCCTTGCGATATAGGAATCGGTGATCTTCTCGTGGGCAGCCAGCTCGGAACCTGAGCGAAACTCCCCGCTGTCGATCCGGCGCCGCCAGCGATGGGCGCGCACGAGCGCGTTGATCAGCACGTCGTCGAACATCGGCTTGGCCTCATGGTTGGCGAGGCCATCAGGCGCGATGACGAGCTTCCGGCCGCCGCGGCGTCGCAGCTTCATCGGAATGCGGATGGTGACGCCGTTGAACTCGAGCTTGGGGCCGCCGTTCATGCCGCCGCCTCCTTCCTTTCCTCCGGTCGCTCGGTCTCCCGCAACTCCGCCACAAGGCTGTGGAGGCCCTCGACGCGGAGCCTGAGGTCGACGCCCTCGGTCCCGACATCAAGCCTTTCGACGAGCAGCTGCAGGATGCGTGCCTGCTCGGCCGGAAACAGTTCCTCCCAGATGCCGTCGAGTTGTCTAAGGCTCTCGGCCATTTCCGTATTGTCCAGAGACTCCTCGGTCGTCCTCGACCGGGCCGTTCTAACCGTCCGCGCGATCACCTCAGGAGTTCGAAGGAGCGCGCGAACCTGGGAGATCACCGCGTCCTCGATCTCGCCGGCGGGCACGCTGCGCACCGAGCAAGTGTCGCTGCCGTTCTTGGTGGCGTGCATACAGACGTAATAGCGATACTGCTTGCCTTTCTTGCGCGTGTGGCTCGGCGTCATGGCGCAGCCGTGCTCGGCGCAGCGGATCACGCCCTTGAGCGGTGCCGGCGTGGCAGCTCGCGTCCGATTGGCCCGGGTACGCGCGTTCTCGGAGAGAATGGCGCGGACCTTGTCCCAGAGATCGCGCGGCACGATCGCATCGTGCTCGCCCGGATGGGAGACGCCCTTGTGCACCGCCTCGCCGAGGTAGACCCGGTTGTTGAGAAGTCGGTACAGGTAGCCCTTGTCGAGCGGGCGACCCTGGCGCTCCCGGCCGGCCTGGGTGACCCATGACTTGGTCCGGTGGCCCTCTTCATCGAGCTCCTTAACGAGCTTGGTGGCCGAGCCGATCCTGGTGAAACGCTCGAAGATGTGGCGTACCAGGCTCGCCTCCGTCTCGTTAACCACGAGCCTGCGATTCCGAATGTCGTAGCCAAGGGGCGGGTTGCCGCCCATCCACATGCCTTTCTTACGCGAGGCCGCGAACTTGTCGCGGATACGCTCACCGATCACTTCGCGCTCGAACTGGGCGAAGGAGAGCAGGATGTTGAGGGTGAGACGTCCCATCGATGTCGTGGTGTTGAACTGCTGAGTAATGGAGACGAACGAGACGTCGTGCCGTTCGAACGCGTCGACCAGCTTGGAGAAGTCCATGAGCGAGCGGGTAAGTCGATCGACCTTGTAGACCACGACCACGTCGATCTGGCCTGCCTCGACGTCGGCGAGGAGCCGCTGGAGCGCCGGGCGTTCGAGTGTGCCGCCTGAAATCCCGCCGTCGTCGTAGTGGTGCGGGACCGGCACCCAGCCTTCGTGACGCTGGCTGGCGACGTATGACTCGCAGGCCTCGCGCTGTGCGTCCAGGCTGTTGAATTCCTGTTCGAGGCCTTCCTCGCTCGATTTGCGAGTGTAGATGGCGCAGCGCACTTTGCGGACCGGAGCCTTGGTCATTGGGCGCTCCCGTGATTCCGCAGGCCGAAGAAGAGCGGCCCGTTCCAGCGCGTCCCCGTGATGGCGCGGGCGATGGCTGAGAGCGACTTGTAGGGGCGGCCCTGATACTCGAAGCCGTCGGTCAGCACCGTGACGTGATGCTCGACTCCTTGCCACTCCCGGATCAGCCGAGTGCCGGCGACCGGGCGGTCCTTTGACACGCCGTTGCGGCGCTTGCCCTTGTGCTCGGTGCCGTCGATTCGGGCATCTAGTTCCTCGCGCACCTCCCGTGGCAGGCCGCCGTAGGTGAGTTCCTGGATTCGGTAGGCAAGCGCCTTGATGAGGAAGCCTCGTCGATAGCCCGGCGGCTCGGCACTGAAGTACTCGCGCCAGCGGTCCTTCAGTTGGCCGTGGTCGAGCCCATGAAGCTCCGTGATCTGCTTGAGAATCGGTGTGGTCATCGTCGTTCTCTGTCGTGGTTCGGTTCGTGACTACACACGCTTCGTTCGGGCGAAAAGTCCAGTGGAACTTCTCTCAACTCGTTGGATTTGTTTAATTTTCTCTTGGATAGTCGAGTCTGGTATCGGAGAAGACCGGCGGCCAAGATTTCCGCTACCTCGTCGAGGCGCTCGGCGGCCGTCATGTGGTCGGAGGAGATCGGGTTCGGGCGATTCATGATTCGGGTAGCCATGGACAAGTTGCGGATACCCGTCAAAAGCCACCCGGGAGGCCGATACGGGACAGGCGCCCGAGAAACCGGCGCGTCGGCGCGAACATATAGGGAACAAAATTACTTGCGTGACGACGCCGACTCCCCGATTATTGCTAGTTGAGTCCTTCTCGAGCAGTTGTTGATTGAGGTGAGTTCATGCCGCGCAAATCGCTTCCCCTGGGCCCCGAAACTCTCGGTCTGATCGAGGATGCGCGCATCGATCTACTTCGCGCGGTGCTCGCAGTACGGGAAGGCGACAACGAACCCTTCTTTGCGCTACCGGAAGGCATTCCCGATCTCAACGACCAGGACGCGGTCGACGCTTATCGACAGAAAGTGACCGACGTTTTGTCGGCATTTGATGCCGACGAATTGCGGCCCGCCGAAAGACGGTCTCGCCGTATACGCGCCTTTGCGAACGGCAAGGGTGTCACCTCGCTCACCACGATCGTCGATCAGCAACTCGACGACGACCGCGCGCGGGAATTCGAGCGGCAGCCCGATGCGCTGTGCAGAGCCATCTGGGCCTTCCTGAACGCACGCGAAACGTTCGAGGATGCCGAGAGCTTCCATTTTGCCCGACAATTTCGCGACTACGGCAGGTTGTACGATGCCTTCGAGGTCGAGCTTGAAAATACGGTCGCCCTCGATGCAGCGTCGATCGACGAGGTTGCGTTAGCTGCGAAAGTCACCGCTACTCTCGAACTCAAGACCGCTTGCACGGTAAAGGCGCTGGATCTGCCGGCAACCGATACGCACCCGGCATCGATCATGCTGATCGTGCGGCACGGCGGACCGCTGTCGAGTGTCTACAACCACCGGGACGACGGTCGCCGAGGGACCATTTACTACCGACCGCCGAACGAGGCGACGCTGATTTACACGCCGTCGATGCGGCAGATAGAGGTATGCGCGGACAGTCCTGTGGTTCGCCAGAAGGTGAGCGATTCGTTTGCCGAGGTCGCGCTCAACCACGACATCTCGCAAAAGCCGCTGACCTGGAAGCGCTACAATCTCACGCGGTTTCGCACCTCGCTGCGTCTCGAGCCTCCCGAAATCGATGGCTACGAGTTCAAATTCGCCCGTGTGCTCGAGGCGGAAGTCCGGCTCGGGATGTGGCGCCGAAAACTGCTTCTCAAGGTCACCGTCGAAGACGATATCGAGGAGGTGGCGAACCGGTATCTCGGACCCAATAACATCTTCCGGCGCGCCGAAGCGTTCAGCCGTATTGGCATCGCGCTTGCCTATAATCGGGTTGGCGACGGGAAGGAGCGGACGCTCAACATTACGATTTCAGGCACGAAGAACTGCAACCTGCAGAGCAATAAGGACCCGGAAGAGCGCAGTCTCGGCTTCGCTCTGCTCCAGGAATGGGGAATCCTGAGCACTTTCCGCCAGATCGATCCGAGCGATCTGCGTACGATCTTCCCTCAGCTGGTGCAACTCCATGACCGCATCGAGGACGAGGTGAGCGGCGGATATCTTCGGGAGCTCGGCCTGGACCCGAATCGCCTGATCGAGGGCGGGCTTCTCGAGCGCCGTGACCGGCAGGACGTCGTTCTGATCGATGACGACCTCGACGGCGAAGGCACCATCAAGCCCTCGGGCACAAAGGGTATGGTCCGAACCTTCGGACCGTTCGGTGAGGATGCCGGCGAGCGGCCGTCGTCCGATCTCGAGATGTATGCGATCAACGCACAATGGCTGCACGAGACGCTTCTGCAGCTGATGAAGCCGCTGCTGAACAAGCGCACGTCGCAGATCCTTGACCCGAACCTGACCCTGCTCGGTGCGATGCAGATCGGCGGCGCCGAGGTGCCCATCTATTTCGGGCGGCGCCTCAACGATCTGAAAACCGTCGAAAGGCTTGATCTCGCGATGCGCGCGCGAAGCCAGGCCGGTGTCGGCATCGTGCTGGCGGCAAGCGAGGAAATGCCGTCTCATCTCGGGTCGAACGTGGTCGTGCCGCTTCTGTCCCACCTGTCATCCGGAGACGACGAGTTCGTGCTCGTGCGGGATGGTCTCGAACTCGCGTATCGCAACAACCTTTCGCTCGCACGCGGGGGCGCGACGCCCCAGGTTATCCGAACGGAGAAGCAGTCCGGTACCCTATACGTTCCTGGCAAGGAGCCGCTGCACCTCGCAGGGAACGATCAGCTTACGATCTTTGAACGCCTCGTCGCCGCCGCCGGGAAAGGCAGCCCCGACGTTCAAGTCAAGGCACTGATGGAAGGCTTCGACTCGAGAAGCCCCCAGCAGGCATTCCGGAAGGTGATGTGGGAGAGCATCCTGGACGTCTACATCAGCAAGGGAGCCAAGCGCGGCTACTGGCGTCTGGTCGTCGCCGGGCTGCCAACGGAAGCCTCCGTCTAACATCGGTCTAACATGCAGTGGGGGACGGTCTAACAAACCACTGATTATTGGAAGAGCTCCATATCAGAGGAGCACTTCCATGCCGACTTCGTTCCCCTTGCGTCGGGCAGCCCCAACGGGCTGGATCGGCGCAGCGAAAAACAACCCCACCATCTCGAACGCGGAATGGCGCTGCACGCGCTGTGACAAGCTGCTCGGCATTTGCCGGGACGGCCGCATGCACCTTCGCTTTGCGCGGGGGCACGAGTATTTCGTGAGCTTTCCCGTTGTGGCGACCTGCCGCGGCTGCGGGACGCTGAACCAGGCAACCACCCCCGCGCGCTGAGGCGCGTATCCACCCAACTTCCTGAAACCGCAGAGGCGCGCGACGCCCTGACCTGGCCACGAGGAGGCGCTGGACGCCCGGCCGAAAGGCAGGCGTCCCATGCGAGCCCTCTGGCAGTCGCTTCATACGAACTTGATGCAGTCGACCGAAACCCTTTCCCTTCAACACCGATACCGATCCGTTCGCCAGTCCAGCGGAGTGCTTCGGCCTTTTCCCGACCCCCAGACGTTGTTGGACCATCTGCATGGTGATGGCGGCAACCCGGACCAGAAGAACCGGGTTCTGGCCACGCTCGTCACGGTGGCCCAAGGCAACGGACCGAACCGCGATTGCGCGACGGTTCTATTGTGGCTGGCGCTGTGGCCGGGGCTGGACGCACTCTATCGACGCCTTCTGCGTCATTTCTTGCCCAACCCGGAAGACCTGGTTTCCGAGATCGCCGACCGGTTCGCCACCGGGATCGACCGTCTGGATCTTCATCGCGTTCATCGCATTGCCGCCACGCTGATCCGCAACCTCGAACGGGACATTCGGCGGGCGCTCTGTGTGCGCTGGACCGAGTCTGTCTTGCGGGATGAGATGCCCGCGGACGAGGTGCTGGCTGGCGACCAGCAGGCGCACTTTTCTTCGTCAGGTTTCTTGCCGTTCGTCGACGTCGATGCCGAAGCAGCGTTCATCGGGGCCCTGCTGGAAAAGTGGATCGGCAACGATGCCCAGCTGGTTGTGGCCGTGGCCATCACCGGCGCGACCCAGAACGAGGCCGCCTTGCGCCTGGGCATCAGCCATGACGCCGCGCGCAAACGCTATCAGCGCGCCATCCGGCGTCTCCGCCTTCGGATCGAGGAAATCTGATGAACTCCTGTCCCATTCTGCCATCGGAACCCGCGTTTTGTCTGTGTGAGCGCTGGATCCCCTGGCGCCGAGCACGCAACGGACATCGCGCCATGAATGACTTCACCCTGTCCTCCTCCAATGATTTCCGCCGTATCCCCGGCCTGTTTCGCCGCTGGGAACTGGCCCAGGTCATCGACGCAGGTGAAGACTACCACGTCGAGGATGCTGGTATGACCAGCGACGGCACGACGATCTTCGCGATCTATCGCCGAGCTCCCGATGAGGTCGCCGCCGAGGAAAGGGAGGCGGCCCGATGACCCACCAGTTCCCCCACCGGCTTCCGGTTGATCCGCCTGTCCTGATGGAAATCCAATTCTGCTCCTGGCTCAGCCAGGCGGCTCCCGGCGACGTCCTCGAATATCACCGAGGGTTCCTCGCCGTCGACCGGATGCCGTTCGGGAATCCCATGGCGCCGGAAGCTCGAGAGGAACTGGTTAGCGTCAGCGCCCGCGCCATGCTGCTGGCGGAACAAGGGCTGGTCCATCTCGTCCAGCGCCGGCTGGGGCCGGACCGCTTCAGCTATCTCGCCATTGCCCGCCCGCACCCCGGCGGTACGCCGATTCCCTTTGCGACCCTCATGACCGAGGAGGCCGCCTGATGTCGAACCGCATCCACCTGAACGACCTTCCCAACATGCCGGTCGGCGATATCGCCGGTCTGCCCGCTGATCAGTTGACGTTGCTGCAGGAGGAGGCCGACGAGGCCCTGCGGTCCGCCAAGCTGGCCCGTGATTGGCTCGACGGCGCCCTGGCGCTCAAGTACGGCGACACCGCCGCCGAGGCCCGCCAGGCCGCGGGTAAGGACACTGGCACTGTCCGCTTCGACGACGGCGCGGTGAACGTGGTCGCCGAGCTGCCCAAGAAGGTCGACTGGGACCAGGCCCAACTGGCCGCCCTGGTCGAGAGCATCCGCGCCGAGGGCGACGACCCGTCCGAATACGTCGACATCGCCTTCAAGGTTCCCGAACGCAAGTACGCCGCCTGGCCGAGCGCGATCCGCGCCGCCTTCGAGGCCGCCCGCACGGTTCGGGTCGGCAAGCCTTCCTTCCGTCTTTCCCTGAACGATGAGGTGTCCAAATGACCGCCAAGACCAAGCTCGCCCGCCTGCGCGAGGACAACTGCTTCCTCGCCGAACTTCCCGACGCGATTCGCATCCCGCCCCTGGGTGAGCGCCGGGAGGAAGTGACCAAGCCCATCGAGACGGCGTCGCTCGACGACATCGCCTTCGCCCAGCTGGCGCTGCAGGCCAGGTCGTCGGCCCTCTACGCCGAGATGGACTCCCTGCGCCGGCTCTACGACCTGGCGCGCAAGAACGGCGCGGTCGGAGCCGACAACGCCCTCGACGCCGTGGCCGAGAAGAAGGATCGCAAGTAATGGCGCTTCCCATCATCTCCGCCGACGAGCGGTTGGCCGAGCGGCGTGGCATCAAAGGCTGCATCTTCGGCAAGTCCGGGATCGGCAAGACTTCGTTGCTGTGGACGCTGGATGCGCCGAGCACCCTGTTCTTCGATCTGGAGGCCGGCGATCTCGCCATCGAGGGCTGGCCGGGCGACACCATCCGGCCGCGCACTTGGGCTGAATGCCGTGACTTCGCCGTCTTCATCGGTGGGCCTAACCCGGCGCTTCGCGAGGACCAGGTCTACAGCCAGGCGCATTTCGAGGCGGTCTGTGAACGGTTCGGCGATCCGGCCGCGCTCGACAAGTACCGGACCATCTTCATCGACAGCATCACGGTCGCCGGACGGCTGTGTTTCCAGTGGTGCAAGGGACAACCCCAGGCGATCTCCGAGCGCACGGGTAAGCCCGACATGCGCGGCGCCTACGGTCTGCACGGCCAGGAGATGATCGCCTGGCTCACCCACCTGCAGCACACCCGGGGCCAGAACGTCTGGTTCGTCGGAATCCTCGATGAGAAGCTCGACGACTTCAATCGGCGCGTCTTCACGCCGCAGATCGACGGCTCCAAGACCGGCAACGAACTGCCCGGTATCGTCGACGAGGTCATCACCATGGCCGAAGTAAGCCAGGGCGATGGCGAGCCGTTCCGGGCCTTCGTCTGCCAGACCCTCAATCCCTTCGGTTTCCCTGCCAAGGATCGCAGCGGGCGTCTCGACCAGGTCGAGGAACCCCATCTCGGCCGCCTGATGGAAAAGATCGGCGGCCCCGTCAAACCGGCGAGCGAGCGGCTGGCGTTTGGTCGCCCCGCACCCCAGCCCGCCGACACCCCCGGGGCCACGGGGTGTCCCCGTTCATCAAATGCGGGGGGCGCCCCCGCGACCCCCGAACCCAAAGACAATGAAGGAGCGTCCTGACCATGACCGGTGCGTGGAACGACTACAACGATGCGGAGTCCCAAAACTCCTACGACCTGATCCCCAAGGGCACCATCGTGCCTGTGCGGATGACCCTGAAGCCCGGCGGCTATGACGATCCGTCCCAGGGCTGGACCGGTGGCTATGCGACCCGCAACGAGACCACTGGTTCGGTCTATCTGAACGCCGAGTTCGTCATCCTCGAAGGCACCCATGCGCGGCGCAAGGTCTGGTCGCTGATCGGGCTGTTGAGCCTCAAGGGCCCCGAATGGGGCAACATGGGCCGCTCCTTCGTGCGCGGCATCCTCAACTCGGCGCGCGGGCTGTCGGACAAGGACAACTCGTCCCAGGCCCAGACGGCGCGGCGGATCAACGGTTTTGCCGATCTGGATGGCATCGAGTTCCTGGCCAAGATCGACGTCGGCAAGGACGCCAACGGCGACGCCAAGAACGAGATCCGCTTTGCCGTTACGCCGGACTCCAAGGACTGGAAGGGGTTTCAGGAGAACGGCGGGCTCTGGCGTCCGGCAGGTGGTGCCCCGACCGCTTCGTCGTCTTCGGCACCTGCCACCCCGGCGTCGCCGTCTGCCGCCAATCCGGGCCGTCCGGCCTGGGCGCAATAGGAGGGCGGCTAGATGCTTCTCCGTCCCCGCCAGAAAGTGTTCGTCGAGCGCGCCGTCGATGCGCTCGATGAGCACGGCAATACCCTGGGCGTCGCCCCGACCGGGGCCGGCAAGACGATCATGCTCTCGGGCGTGGTTGGCCGGATGCTGGAGGGCAACGACGCCAGGGCTGCCGTGCTCGCCCACCGTGACGAACTGACGGCGCAGAACGTGCTCAAGTTCGCCAAGGTCAATCCGAAGATCAGCACCTCGATCGTCGACTCCCGCACCAAGTCCTGGCGCGGCCGAACGACCTTCGCCATGGTGCCGACCCTGGCCCGTTCGGCCAATCTCGAGGTCATGCCGACGCTCGATCTTCTGGTGATCGACGAGGCGCACCATGTGGCTGCCGACAGCTACCGTCGGATCATCGACAAGGCGCGGGACCGCAATCCGGATGTCCGAGTGCTCGGCGTCACGGCGACGCCTAACCGGGGCGATAAGAAAGGGCTGCGTCCGGTCTTCTCCAACGTCGCCGACCAGATCACCATCGGCGAGCTGATCGCTTCGGGCCACCTCGTACCACCGCGCACCTTCGTCATCGACGTCGGCGCGCAGGAAGCGCTCAAAAGCGTTCGCAAGACCGTCGACGACTTCGATATGAAGGCGGTCGACGCCATCATGAACAAGGCGCCGATCACCGAGGCGGTGATCCGCCATTGGCGGGAGAAGGCGGGCGAACGCCAGACCGTGGTGTTCTGCTCCACCGTCGATCACGCCCGCAACGTCACCGACGCCTTCCTCAACGATGGGGTATCGGCCGGTATGGTCCATGGCGACATGGGCGAGGCCGAACGTCGCTCGGTTTTGCGTTCGTTCGAGAAGGGCGACACCCAGGCCATCATCAATGTGGCAGTGCTGACCGAAGGCTGGGACCACCAACCGACCAGCTGCGTCGTTTTGCTGCGCCCCAGTTCTTACAAATCCACCATGATCCAGATGGTGGGGCGTGGTCTCCGCACAGTCGATCCGAACGAATTTCCAGGTGTGGTGAAGACCGACTGCATCGTTCTCGACTTCGGCACGTCGACCCTGCTGCACGGCTGCCTGGAGCAAGACGTCAATCTCGACGGCAAGACCGGTGACGGCGAGGCACCAACTAAGGACTGCCCGGAATGCAGCGCCCAGGTGCCCTTGGCTGTCCGCGAATGCCCCCTCTGCGGCTATCTGTGGGAATCCACCGGGCCTGGCGACGGCGAGGTGACCCCGCTCACCGACTTCGTCATGTCGGAGATCGATCTCCTGAAGCGCTCAAGCTTCCGCTGGTGCGATCTCTTTGGCGACGACGCGGCGCTGGTCGCCAACGGCTTTAGCGCCTGGGGCGGTATCTTCTTCCTGCATGGGCGTTGGCATGCCGTCGGCGGGGCGAAGGGGCAGCGCTCGCGACTGCTGGCCATGGGCGAGCGAACCGTTTGCCTGGCGGCGGCCGATGACTGGCTCAACGAGAACGAGACCGACGAAAGCGCGCACAAGACCCGGTCCTGGCTGAACCAGCCGGCAACCGAACGCCAACTCAAATACCTGCCGTCCCAGTTCCGCCAGGACTTCGGTCTGACCCGCTATCAAGCTTCGGCGCTGCTCACCTTCCAGTTCAACAAGGGCGCGATCACCAATCTGGTGGCTTCGGCGGCCGACGTTCGGAGGGCGGCATGATCCATGTGTTCTCCATCCGACACTGCCGCCGCCCGTCTGCGTCTCTGGCATCCGCGTGGTGTGTTCTGTGCCGTCTGTCGGCGTCCGGCCCGTGGCTTTGGCTGGTTCGGCCCGGTGCGCTCAAAGAAACCGCGACCATCCCGCTGGTTCTGCTCCATGAGCTGTCAGGGCTTCTGGTCGCGTTTGGCGAAGGAGCGCTGGAGCATGGTTGACCTGACCGAACAGGAGCAGGCCGCGATCCGCGCCGCCATGAAGCCGGTCGCCGAGATCATGGAGGAGATCGGCTGGCAGACCCGGTTGATCGACCTCACCGAGGCGCAAGTTCTGACCCTGATCGAGGTCGCCGTCGGCGGCTTCCAGGACGCCATGCTGGCGACGGCCAAGGGAGACGATACGGAGATCCCTTTCTGATGCTGGATTACAACCACTCGGCCACCGTTGCCGATCGGATAAACGCGCTCATCGACGAAGCCCTGGAGGCGGAGAACGCCGCGAGGCTGTCGCGGAACTACCTCGGCGGATCCCGTTTGGGCGTCGCTTGCGAGCGCGCTCTGCAGTTCGAGTATGCCGACGCGCCGAAGGACGATGGCAGCGACTTCGACGGTCGGACGCTGCGCATCTTCGCCGCCGGCCACGTTTTCGAGGATCTGGCCATCGGCTGGCTACGCAAGGCCGGGTTCGAACTCTACACCACCAAGGGCAATCGGCCGGATGGTGACCAGTTCGGCTTCTCCGTCGCGGACGGACGCATTCGCGGCCATGTGGACGGCATTATCAGTGCCGGCCCTGTATTGACGGGGTTTCCTGCGCTTTGGGAATGCAAATCGCTCAACGACAAGTCCTGGAGGGACACCGTCAAGCGCGGTGTGGCGATCTCGAAGCCGATCTATGCCGCCCAGATCGCCACGTATCAAGCCTACATGGAAGCGACTGTGCCGGGGATCTCCCAAAACCCGGCGTTGTTCACGGCGATCAACAAGGACACCGCCGAGCTGCATCACGAACTGGTGCCGTTCGACGGCGGTTTGGCGCAGACGGCAAGCGACAAGGCGGTGCGCATCATCCGCGCCACCGAGGCGGGCGAGTTGCTGCCCCGCATCGCCCAGTCCGCCGACTTCCACGAATGCCGGTTCTGCGCCTGGTCCGATCGCTGCTGGAGGGTCGGCGATGGACGATAACGTAATCAAGTTGGAGCGCTGGCGCGATTTCAACGACGCCGAACCGCAGCGCCTTGACGACAGCCGACCGTGGGATGGTGCCGAGACCACCGAGGAGATCAAGACCCGGATGCTAGTCAACATCCGGGGTGTGCTCTCCTATCTGTTGCCGGGCGGCGCATTCCAGGGCGGCAAGTTCCTGGTCGGCGACGTCCAGGGCAATCGCGGCGACAGCCTGTCGGTGGAGCTGGCCGGACCCAAGGCCGGCATGTGGCACGACTTCGCGACCGGCGAGGGCGGCGACATCATCGGCCTCTGGGCGGCGGTCTCTGGCAGGGACACGCGCACGGACTTTCCTGCCATCATAGATGACATTCGCGAATGGCTCGATGGTCGTAGCCGGACATTGCATGATGATCGTGCGGCACAGGCCAAGTCCCCTCCAGTTGATGATCTCGGGCCGGTGACAGCGAAGTGGGATTATCACGACGAGGACGGTCGGCTGATCGCCTGCGTCTACCGCTACGATCCGCCCGGCCGAAAACAGTTCCGGCCCTGGGATGTGCAGAACCGGCGTTTGAAGGCTCCAGAGCCGCGCCCACTATACAATCGCCCCGGCATCAAGGCCGCCGATCAGGTGGTCCTGGTGGAAGGCGAGAAGGCCGCCCAGGCGCTCATCGATGCCGGTATTTCGGCCACCACGGCCATGAACGGTGCCAAGGCCCCGGTCGAGAAGACCGACTGGTCGCCGCTCGATGGCAAACGGGTGCTGATCTGGCCCGACAAGGACGGACCCGGCTGGCAGTATGCTATGGCGGCGGGGCAGGCTGTCTTGGCTGCCGGAGCCCTGTCGGTCTCCGTCCTCCTGCCGCCCGACGATCGGCCCGAGAAATGGGACGCGGCGGACGCGGTCGATGACGGCATGGACGTGGCCGAGTTCATCGCCACCACCGAACGCCAGACCCTCCGCCCTGAGAAAACCTCCCTGGATCTCTCGGACTGGCATGCCACACGGTATTCCGGTGATGCGCCCGAGCAGCGTTTCCTGGTCGAGGGTTCGTTCCCCATGGGCGTGGTCTCGATCCTGGCCGCCATGGGCGACACCGGCAAGGGCATGATGACCCTCGACCTGGCGCTGTCGGTGGCGACCGGGAAAACCCGCGCCGTCTCGGTCAGTCCCGAGCCCCTGGCCTTCGGCGGCCCGGTGCGCGAGTTCGGCACTGCCGTCATCTTCACCGCCGAAGACGACCAAGGCGAGGTGCATCGCCGCCTGCAAAGGCTCGATCCCGAGGAGTTACGTCTCGCGCGCCCGGAACGGCTGATCGTCGTACCGCTCCCCAACGCGGGTGGGCCGATCCCGTTGGTCGTGTCCGGCAAGGATGGACCCGAGATTACGTCCCAGTTCCGCATGGTGCGCGACCAGATCATGAGGCTGCGTGATCTCAAGCTGGTGGTATTCGACCCGCTGGCGTCCTTCATCCATGCCGACGTCACCTCGGATCCGGCGGCCGGCAGTTTTGCCACGGGCCTGCTGGCGAGCCTCGCCACAGAAACCGGCGCGGCGGTGATCGTCGCCCACCATATGAGGAAACCCCAGGGCAATCGACCCATCGCCTCGGTCGAACAGGCTCGCGACGCCGTGCGTGGCACCAGCGCCATCGTCGATGGGGTGCGCATGGTCTATGCGTTGTGGCCCGCGCCCGAGGAACACCAGGCCTTCGTCTTCAAGGCGCTCGAAGAGCCCTTTGCCCGCAACGCCGTGTTCCAAGGCGCGGTGGTCAAGGCCAACGGCCCGGCAGATCGGGCCATTCGCACTTTCCTGCGCGCGCCAACCGGACTTCTGGTCGACGCGACCGTGCGGCTGCGGGAAGTCCGCCGACCCGAGCAGGACCTCATGGAAGCCCTGGTGGAGGCTGTCGCCAATGCCGCCGAGAACGGACATCCCTTCACCCATACCGGCGGCACAGGGCTGTTCAAGCAGCGCCATCGCCTGCCGGTCCTGTTCCACGACATGGCGCGCAACAAGATCGAGGGCCTGGTTCAGGAGTTGCTCAACGCGCGTCCACCCATCCTGGTCAAGGGCATGGCGGAAGGCTCGAAGGAGCTCAAGTGGCTGGACGTGCCGGCCGGGCCGTTTGCGCGGGGTGTCGGACAGTTCGTTCATGGCGCTCACGAGACCGGGGAGTGATGGCCATGCGCGCTCCGTTCCCAGCGTTCCCAGAGCTTCCTGCCCAGGCGGATGGGGGTCGGTTTTCGTTCCCGGTTCCCAGCTTCCCAACGGGAATTCCCAAGATTTTGCATCCCCAAAACCATATCAACCCACTGAAATCATTGAGTAAATCAGCTTCCCAAAAATCTCGTTCCCAGCCGTTCCCAACCAAGGAAAAACGCAATGATTTCAACGATTTCCACGTTCCCACCTCCCCCTATAGGGGGAGGAGTGTTCCCGGGAACGCACACTCCTCCCACCAATGGTCGGGTTGCTGCTTCCCGGCCCATTCCCAAAACCGATTGCCAAGGAGCCCGATGATGAGCCAGCCCGCATTGATCACCCCCCTTGCCGAACAGGCCCCGGACCATCCTGTCCTTCTCGCCCTCGATCTCGGCACCAAGACCGGATGGGCGCTGCACGGTCCTGATGGTCGGATCACCAGTGGCACGGCCGAGTTCAAGAACGACCGCTGGCAGGGCGGCGGCATGCGCTTCCTCCGGTTCAAGCGCTGGCTCACCGAGATCAAGCAGGCGGCAGGCTACCTGGACGCCGTGTTCGTCGAGGAAGTCCGTCGCCATGCCGGGGTCGATGCCGCCCATGTCTACGGCGGCTTCCTTGCCCACGTTACCGCCTGGTGCGAACACCACGCGATCCCCTACGAGGCCGTGCCGGTGGGCACCATCAAGCGCCACGTCACTGGCAAGGGCAACGCCAACAAGGACGCGGTTATCGCCGCCATGCGCGGCCTTGGATTTGATCCCGCCGACGACAACGAGTCAGACGCCCTGGCCCTCCTCGACTGGGCGCTGGCCAATCGGACCGGGAGGCCAACCGGATGAACGGCAAGACGATGCTCATGCAGGCGGCCGCTGTGGTCGCCAACCGGCGCGAGACCTACGGCGACCCTGCCGTGGCCATGGCGGCCATCGCTCGGCGCTGGTCGATCACCCTGGGCCATCCCGTGACGCCGGCCCAGGTGGCGCTGTGCATGATCGACCTCAAACTGGTCCGGCTCGCTCACGATCCCACGCATCTGGACTCCATCGTCGACGTCGCCGGCTACGCTGCCGTGCTCAAGGAGGTGCAGCGATGAGATGGCATCCGAAGGGCTATGGTGGCGAGCGGCGCTCGCCCGAGCAGGTCAAGCGGGACGGCTGGCGTGAACAGGGTGTGCTCGCCGTGTCGGTCGAGGACGACCGGCTGACTTGGCCGGAACGGGAACTCGTGCGCCAGTTGGGCGAGAAGCTCTACGGCCGGCGCGACGACGACAGCGAGGTGCGCTATGGCTGACTGGACGCCGCAACGGGTCGAGGATCGCCTAACCGAAGCGGCCGAGGTGCTCAAACAGCTGCCCGAGGAAAAGGTGCAGGGCTACTTCAACGTCTGGCCCGAGGTCCTCCACGATTTCGCCGATATGGTCGGCCAGTCGCCCCGGCCCATGCGTCGCCCCCCGCCGTCGGCGGCCTCTATCTCGCGCATGGAGGAAACTCTGACCTGGGTACGCTTCCTGGCGCCCGAGGATGGCAAGCTCATGTGGGCACGAGCCGAAGGCGCGCCGTGGAAAGCCATCTGCTGGCGGTTCGGCGTTAGCCGCGCTACGGCGCATCGACGCTGGCAGTACGGCTTGGGCGTCATCGCCCTCAGGCTCAATGGTCGACGCGTGCCCGCGAAGCGATCGCGGTCGTTCGTTGTCGATCAGGCGAACCGGCTGTCAAGGTGAAAGGACCTCGTGAGACATTTTTCCGTGAGACATCGGACGGTGAGACAGATGCGGCCGGGAAAGGCTATGTTCGGATCAGCCTCGCGAGAGGCGCGCGCGGGCCGCGGGAGACTACCTCGCGGCTCGTTGCATTTTGAGGCGCGGCGCGGTGGAATGCCGCTATGACCCGAGCTCTTGCCACGGTTCTCCTGCTTCTGTTCGCCGCCCTGGCGTCGGCGGCGCATGCCGAGATCGTCGGCCGTGCGTCGGTGATCGACGGCGACACGATCGAAGTGCACGGACAGCGCATCAGGCTCTTCGGTATCGACGCGCCGGAGAGCGCGCAGCTCTGTCTCGCCGATGACAGACACTGGCGCTGCGGCCAGCAGGCGGCCCTCGCGCTCGACGAGAGGATCGCCGGCCGAGCCGTCGTCTGCGCGGAGAAGGATCGCGACCGCTACGACCGGATCGTGGCGGTGTGCTACGCGGGCGATCAGGACCTCAACGCTTGGCTGGTCGCCGAGGGCTGGGCGCTGGCGTATCGCCGGTACTCGACCGATTACGTTGACGAGGAAGAAACAGCACGCGCCGGGCACAAAGGCGTATGGCGCGGGACGCTAGTGCCGCCCTGGGACTGGCGGCGAGGCCGACGCCTTGAGGCGACCGCGGACCAGCCCGGCGACTGCCGGATCAAGGGAAACATCAGCTCGAAGGGTGAGCGCATCTATCACGTCCCGAGCGGCCGGTTCTACGAGCGGACGCGGATCGACGCCTCGAAGGGTGAACGCTGGTTCTGCTCCGAGTCAGAGGCGCAAGTGGCCGGCTGGCGGCGGTCCCGGCAGTGACCGGGAACATCGACATCTGGCGCGCCGCCAAGCTGCTCGTGGATCGCCACGGCGACGAGGCGCCGATCCACGCCGCGATGCGGGCGGACGACCTGCTCGCCGAAGGCGACGTCGACGGCCAGCGCATCTGGAAACGCATCCTGAGCGCGATCGAGGAGCTTCTGCGCGGACGCGGCGACGATCCGCTGCATTGAGGCAGCCGGTCGGGACGGCTCGGCCGCTAAGTCTTTGAGATTATGGGTCCTTCCTGGCGCCAAACGTATGCGGGCGGGCGTGGCGCGGCATTTCGCTAGCGTCAGGGCCGCAAACTTACTTGACACTTGCTTGACAACTTGACGCGAAAATCGCGGTTTTCCGCGACTTTCGGCCATTCTTCCTGTCAAGCGGCGGTCAGCTGAAGCGGAACTTTGTCAAGCCATCGAGATGGAAATGAAGATCGAACACATTCCTGTGGATCGACTGGTCCCCTATGCGCGCAACGCGCGGACGCATTCGGACGAGCAGATCGCGCAGATCGCCGGCTCCATCGCCGAGTTCGGTTTCGTCAATCCAATCCTGATCGGCGCGGACGATGTGATCATCGCCGGCCATGGCCGTCTGCTGGCGGCCCGCAAGGTCGGCCTTCCCGACGTGCCGGTGATCCGGCTCGGCCATCTTTCCGAGACCCAGCGCCGTGCCCTGGTCATCGCCGACAACAGGATCGCCGAGAACGCCGGCTGGGACGAGGACATGCTGCGCCTCGAACTCGAGGAACTCCGGGCGGAGGACTTCGACCTCGATCTGACCGGCTTCGATCTCGACGAGATCGACCGGCTGCTCCAGGGAACGGAGACCGCCGCCGGCAACATCGATGACGACGAGGTCCCGGAAACCCCGGAGCAACCGGTCACCAGGCCCGGCGATCTCTGGATGCTTGGCAACCACCGCCTGCTTTGCGGTGATGCCACTGCGCTGGATGATGTGGAGAAGGCGCTGGACGGCGGTCTGGCGGACCTCTGCTTCACGGACCCACCCTACAACGTGGATTACGGCAACAGCGCCAAGGACAAGATGCGCGGCAATGACCGCCGTATCCTGAACGACAACCTCGGCGACGGGTTCGAGACGTTTCTCTACGACGCCTGCGTCAATATCCTGACCGTGACCAAGGGGGCGGCATACATCTGTATGTCGTCCTCGGAACTGCACACCTTGCAGAAGGCCTTCACGGAGGCGGGCGGGCACTGGTCGACTTATCTCATCTGGGCCAAGAACACCTTCACGCTCGGTCGTGCCGACTACCAGCGCCAGTACGAGCCGATCCTCTACGGTTGGAAGAAGAGCGCGGAGCATTTCTGGTGCGGCGCCAGGGACCAAGGCGATGTCTGGTTTGTCGACAAGCCCCGCAAGAATGATCTGCACCCGACCATGAAGCCGGTGGCGCTGGTCGAGCGGGCGATCCGTAACTCGTCGAAAAGCCGCGACATCGTGCTCGATCCCTTCGGCGGTTCTGGCACAACCCTTATTGCATGCGAGAAAACGGGCCGTCAGGCGAGGCTGGTAGAGTTGGACCCTAAGTACGCGGACGTCATCGTCACGCGCTGGCAGGAGTTCACAGGCAAGGCGGCGACGTTAGAAGGCAACGGCCGGACGTTCGAAGAAACCGCCGCCGGGCACGGAGCCGCGGCGGCGTGA